ACCGTGAAATCGGGGAGCACCTCTGCATCGGCTGCACCGCAGACTTCATCTCACTATGGGAGGACTTCCTAACATCATGGCCTGGGCAATTAGTAAACTGTTCCGATTCAGTGCAGCACACCACCTCCTCAGGGTCCCAGAAGACCATCCCTGTGGCCGTCAACACGGACATAACTACACCGTCGCCTTTACCCTCAGCAGCACCGAACTTGCACCAGATGGTGTTGGCTGGGTCCAGGACTACGGTGACCTCCACCCGATTCGTTTCTGGATTGATCAGAAGCTCGATCATCAGGACCTGAACGAGGTCTTCCGGGAGGAGCTTGAAAACGGCGCCTTGATCAACACCACAGCGGAATGTCTCTCACACTACCTCTATAACAGGTGGAAGGGTCAGTTCCCTCTCCTCCTCGCAGTTGACGTTCAGGAAACCGAAACAGTCCATTGCACCTACATCCCATCCTCAGGAGAGTCCCATGAAACAAAAAGTACTTGTGGTTAGCGAACACGATCTCGGAATTCCATACATCCTGAATGTAAACGAAACCCAACTCAAACAGCTCTCCGAGGACGACACCATCATCGTTCTCCGGTATGTTTCCGACAGCTTCCAGCAACTTAACGATGCGGGCAGGTGGGTAAAGGTAAAGAAAGGAGAGTACAACTTTGAAGGCTAACCAACTCGCACTCGCGGAGACCTTCCACAGTATCCAGGGGGAGGGTACTTGGACAGGTACTCCGATGTATTTCATCCGGCTTGCAGGTTGCACCGTAGGTCGCCTTAAGGACACAGCACTACCCTCCCTACCTGCAAGCGCAGACGGCCGGACCTTCCTTACAGGTGGTGCACCTGCCTGGACCTGCCGTACCCACGACGGCCGACCCTTCTACTGCGACACGGATTTTAGCGTACATGAACACGCGACCTACGAGGAACTCCTCGGCCAGTGCCGTGAGGACCATATTTGTTTCACGGGAGGTGAGCCACTTGCACAACTGAACCGTATCCTTCCACTGATCCGGATGATCCTGGATCTTGACAAATGGGTCCATATTGAGACCAGCGGGACCATCCCTTGGACCGATCTGATGCGTTACAACCATGTTTGGGTCACGGTCAGCCCAAAAGGAGGTTACCTCCTGGGCGTCCTCACATCCGCACAGGAACTGAAACTCCTTGTAGACCAAGACTTCCCGAAACATCTTCCGGTGGAGGTACTGAACCATCCGAACGTTTGGGTCCAACCGATCAATCTCGATAAGGAGGTAAATCAGGATAATCTGGAGCGGGCGATCAGTCTCCTGAGGGACCATCCTAACTGGAGACTAAGCGTCCAGCTCCACAAGTTCCTGGGACTAAGATGAAGAACGGGAAAAGGAGTGCACATCAGCGGGATATCAAGGCGGTGCTGGCTGCACCAGTCCTCGATAGTTTCGTGACCAAAATGGCGGTTTGGAAGGTGTTCCTAAAGGAACGCTACATCGCCGGCGTCCAAACGTGGTCCGTTATCGCTGTTAAGGTAGACGGAACCGTCATCGGCCCAAAGGACTACCTGAGCCCCAGACTTGCAAAAACGGAGTTCGAACGCCTCAGGGACCAGCTCACTACCTACACCACAGACATAGGAGATCTTAACGTATGAGCAACGCACTACAACAGGACTGGATCGACACCTCAGGTGCCAAACGCTCCAGTCAAGCACCACGTTACGACCTAATCCCAAGCAACGCATTGCGGCGACTCGCTGCAAGATACCAACTCGGAGAGGTAAACTATGGAGCCTGGAACTGGCAAAAGGGACTCAGATCCCCAAAATGGAACACCCAAGTCTTTGATCACATCATCGATCATCTCCTCCGTGCCCGCGACGAAGGCTGTCAGACGGAGGATCACCTTGCAGCGGCAGCCTGGGGATGCTTCTCGCTCATCGAAGCAGACGCTCTTGAACCCTTTACTGATCGAACAGGGGGTGACCCTCTTGCTTCGTGGGCTAGGGGTAGACCTCGGGAACCGGAACTTCCTGGAGACACCGGAACGAGTGGCTCGGTTCTACCAGGAAATGTTCGGTCAACGGGAGGAACCGAACTGGGAGGTCTTCCCAGATGAGTACTACTGCAACATGGTGCTTCTCAGGAACCACAGTCTCTGGAGCCTATGTCCACATCACCTTCTGCCTGTTAAACTCACATGCAGTATCGCCTACCTTCCAACTCGAGGTAAGGTACTCGGACTCAGCAAGCTTGCTAGGGTTGTCAACTTCGCGAATGGCAGACCCCTCCTTCAGGAAGAGTTCACTCACCGTATCGCAAAAGACCTTAGCGATCTTACTGGCGGAAGCCCTACAGCTAGTTACGTCCGTGGAAGACACATGTGCGCCAGAATCAGGGGTGTTAGGACCGAAGGTGATTTTGCAACCTATGCTGTAACCGGCAAGTTTGAAACCGACACCGCGCTCCAGGCAAGGTTCTTTGATCTACTTAGGAGATGACGCATGTACGAGAAACCAGACAGCTGTAAAGCCTGCCCGTTGTACAAGGAGCCAGGACCTATTTTTGGGGTGGGACCTGGCTCCTCCCGCCTTGCACTCGTTGGGATGAACCCGGCAGCGGAGGAGATCCGAGAAGGGACACCATTTACAGGGAATGCGGGCAGGTATATGAACCGAGCCTTACAATCGCTTGGGATTCCGCGACGTGAGTGCTTTGTAACAAATATTGTCAAGTGCAGGACACCACTTGACCGGGATCCGACTCAACAGGAGGCCGCTTGTTGCAATCATTTCCTACAGGATGAGCTAGCTGCCCTGCCACAACTTAAGGTTGTCCAACCGCTTGGTGACCTCTCAATGAGTATGCTAACGGGTCAACAAGGCATTGGGAAGTGGAGGGGGTACGTTGAGCGACATAACGGCCTGATGTATATCAGCACCTTCCATCCAGCTGGCGTTGCACGTAGCGGAGGCTTCCTTTCGTGGTACTTTGAACGCGACCTCCGGAAAGCCTGGAGGCTTGCACAAGCGGATTGGAACCCAACCGAACGGCTCAATCTGAACCCAACCGAACAGGAGGTGGTGGACTACATCCTGAAGTGTAAGTCACGAGGGGTCTTTGCAGCAGATATTGAAACCCCGGATAAGGTGGTAGATGATGAAACCGATGTTTATCAGGTCGCCACGGTTCAAACGGAGATTAAACTCCTCGGACTGAGCTGTGCCAGTCATGAAGGCTTGGTAGTGCATCCGGAATATCTTCCGCTTACCGCACCGCTCTTTGGTGATCCATCTCTGACCTGCGTGATGTTTAACAAACAATTCGATGCCTGGCACTTGGGAACCCACTTCCCTATCCGGAACAAGATCTTTGATGTGATGATCGCACTGTACTTTCTGTTTCCTCAGGCAAGACCCAAGAACCTGGCTACCGCTGCCTCCTTGTTCGCAGCTGGACGTCGATGGAAACCCCAGAAGAAAAGGGGACAGGTTATCTGGGCCCCTCCAGGCCAGACCGAACCTATCTATAACCTCCGGGATACCTATAACACCTATGATTGTTACCTTCCGATGCTTCGGATGATAAGAGGTGCGGTATGACAACCAGCGGAATTGTGCCGATTCACAGCCTTGAGGACCTGTACAATCATCACGGTATGCGGCTCCTCGACGAGGTCTTCAAGTGGCAGACCCACGGGGTCCGGACCGATCAAAGACTTTGTATGGAGAAGGAACTGCTTCACCGGCGGGCGCTTGATCATAACACCGAGCTCTGGAACAGCCTGTTCCCTACCGTGGACTGGGCGAGTCCGAAACAATGTGCCGAGTTACTTTACGGTCCCTTAGGCATTCCGCCAAAGTACAACCGCAAAAAGAAGGCGGATGGTAGTATCAACCAAAGTCTGACCACCGATAGCGACGCACTGGATAGTATCATCTACCTAGACGTACCCAACAAAGTACCCAATCCAGACTGCCCGGAAGTGGTAAAGCTCCTCTACGACCTGCGAAACAGCAAGATGAGACTCCAAATCCTAGAAAGGGTAGGACCCGACGGATATGCGCATCCCAAAACCCTTGTGCATCGTTCAGAAAGCGGAAGGTTGGTACAGGCGGAGCCTAGTCTTTATAACATCACGGATGATGATCGAGATATCTTTCTTCCTGATTGCCCTGAACACGACTGGCTTCACGTGGACTACTCTCAGGTGGAGTTGTGGATGGAGGCATGGTACTCTAAGTGCAGGCGCCTATTGGAGATTAAGGAGCAAGGTGATTATATTCATGGTATCGTATACCAGGACCTCTTCAAACGACCATTCTTCAGGGATGGGTGTCCACCCCATAAACGGTACCGTAGACCAGACATCATTGCAACCGACCTCCTGAAGGCAAAATACTTCCCACACGGAGTAAGCAATGGACTCGGATATAAAACGCTGGCTGAGAAGTACGGCTGGACGCTTGACGAAGCAAGGAAGTATCTTGACAGGTACCTTGAAGATAAACCGGAGATCAAACAGTTCCATCACTGGATCGAGACCGAGGTGTCGCGGACAGGGGTCCTCTTCACGAACTATCACAGGACACGTCGCTTTAGCTTTGCGGAGCGTAACGAGGCACTTGCCTTCCATCCTCAAAGCACAGCTTTGGACCTGCTCATTTCTCATGCTTTACTTCCTCTGCCAAGTGTGCTGGAACGGTTTACGTGTACTTGCACGCCTCCACATCCGGCTCGCGTCATGCTTGGAGTACATGATAGCGTCGAGGTTAGCAGCCCTAAACGGTACCGTGCCGAAGTGGCTCGTACGGTTGTAGCCTACATGCAAGCACCGATTCCTGAAATGGACGGATTTTGGATCCCGGCAGAACCCAGCTTTGGGCCTAACTGGCGGGATCAGGAACCACTTGAGATAGGAGACTAAGATGCCAAGGTTTAGTGAACCACCGATAGGTAAACCGATAAAGCACCCTGAGGAAGTGAAAGCCTATGTTGTTGAGTTGACACCTGAACTCCGAGCGAAGTTCATGAAAACGGCGTGTAAGATCGTAAATCTCCTGATGTCGGAGACAAAAGGACCGGTTGAGTCCCTGATCATCCTTCAGTTTGCAATCGATGCGCTTCAGGAAACGATGGGAGCCACCTATCACGGTACCATGATGATCGACAAAGACGAAAAGGAGGTGTAGTGAGGAAACCAGACAGTCAGGAAAAACTGATGCGCTTTGGCCGCCTGTTGGAGACCATCCCTGCTGAGGAACGAAACACCGACAGCGTGGTCTTCACCCGAAGTATACAATGGCTTAGGGACTTTCCAACAGAGCTAAAGGCAACCCAAAAGGACGTTTTACGCGATGCAGTCTGCAGGACCTTTAACATCTCACAGGAGGAACTTCTCAAGCATGTCTCACCTAAGATCAAGGAGGAAATCCGACCGGTACAAAACGGCCGGGACCCAAGCGAACTCGAACACGAACTGTGGAGGCTTATCCCCCGCGGTTTCTTCTACGACTATTGTGAGTACACCATCCATAGCGAAACACCCCTGGCGTTTCACCTCTTTACGTCTCTGTGTTGCGTCGGTAGTGTGGTTGGGCGTCGTGTTTGGTTCGATATGGGTGTCTACAAACTTTTTCCTAATCTTAGTGTGGTCCTTATTGCTCCTAGTGGTATTTGTCGTAAGACGACTGGAACGAACCTCGGCATCACAATGCTACAGGAGCTGGGTATCGTTAAGATATACAGCGAAAAGATGACACCAGAAGCACTTATCGATGCAATGCGCGACAGCGCCTCGGGGGTAATCTATGTCCCAGAACTGGCAGTGTTCCTTAACAAACAACGATACAATGAAGGCCTTGTTCCCTTGCTCACACGGCTCCTGGACAATCCGGATATCTGGGATTCGAGCACTATTAGCAGGGGGAAGGCCGGTCTCCGTGACGTTGCCCTGTCAATGCTTGGCGGGAGCACACTTGACTGGTTTGTGCGGGCAACTCCTGAAGATACATTTGGCGGTGGCTTCATCAACCGACTCATGCTGGTCGTACAAGAAGATACTGCCAGAGAGGAATCTATCCCCACGGTTCCTGATCCGGAGGTTCGTTCCAAGCTCCTCGTTAGACTTGCAAACTTCAAAGAGTTTTCAGGACAGATGTCGTTCCATCCGTCGGCGAGACAGTACTGGGACGAGTGGTATCACAGTCAGCGCGAGGTCTTTAAGAGAGCACCTGAAGAAGTTCTTACGAACTACGCGCAGCGGCGACCTGATCGATGTATCAAACTGGCGATGCTCATCCATATGGCGGGATGTCGTAACGGCGTTGTGTGTGAACGCTGTACCCGCGGAGCAATTGATCTGGTGCAGTGGACCGAAGGGTTCCTGCCGGACACCGTGCGACGTATGTTCCAGGCTGAAGCCGGAGTCCAAGCGGAGTTCGTCCTGAAGATGGTTGGAAAGCACGGAGGCATAATCGATCATAGTGTCCTGGTTCGTGCCGTAGAGTACAAGATGAATGCAGCCACCTTAAGGAACGTGCTTAATAGTCTGAAGGAGGGAGGTAGAATTAGGGAACAACACGATGCAACGGTACATTGTTATCTTACAACAGGGAGGTAAGGATGACTGAGATCAGTAGGGAGGAACGTGAGGTACTTGAGGTACTAGGTGCAAGAAGGAAGCCAGGTGAAACACTTATTACCTGTCCCTTAAAGTATGCGGTTGCTTCTGGCAGGCCGCTGACACACACCGAAGCCCTGCAGGCGCTTGTACCTGAGGATCGTTCACCTGCAAACGTTGAACAAGCGCAGAAGATGTTCACGTGTGTTCACGGAACCAAACTCAACTGGAAGGAGGCAAGGAAAGCGTTTGGACTTGGAGCCTAAACATGGAAGACTGGGATAGTATCGCACGCTCGTTAAACTTCGCCGATGAAAAAGATATGTGGACCAAACTTTACCCACGCTACAGTATCTCGAAACTGCACGACTTCCTGGGGTTTGGTGCCGCAACCATCCGGCGTCGGCTTGTCCTCTCGGATATTGACCGGCGCCCAAGGGGAGGTGCCCGACTCCGTGCAGAAGCCCAAAGGAAGCTGCTCATGATGGATCCACGTGTGGCCGTTTACGGACCCAGCCGTGATGCAGCGGTCCAGGCAAACCTTAATAGTGCAACGGTTTATCACTTCAGACTGTGGTACCACAAACTCGGAAAGGAGATGTACGAAAAATGAAATTCTGTGTGATTAGTCCAACGGCGGGACTTGAAAGATATGCGACCTTAAGCAGGCATCAATTCCCACTGGTACAGAACTTCAACGATCTGGTCTATCGGAAGTTCTATGAGGACAGGAGGGCTGCGGGTGATACCCTCATTCTTGACAACGGTGCATATGAAGGTTTCCCGTTTGACCAGTCACTGATGAGCGAAGCGATGAAAACCTGGCGGCCACAATACGTGATCTGTCCCGATGTGATAGGAGGGGACAGGGAGACCAACATCAGCAGTGCGTTTGTGTTCCGTGAGCGGTGGCGTAGCATCACGGATACAATTTGGATGGCGGTCATTCAACCAAACATGGACTGGCAGGACATCCTTGACTTTAAGGACGGCGGTTTTCGTGCTTTTGGACTGCCCCGATCCTTGATGAAAACCCACCCGCTTGAGCGGACACTTCGAGCATACAGAATTCGCTTAATGTTCCCTGACATCTACCTGCACGCGCTTGGAATGTCGGCAGGTGACCTGGGTGAATTCTGGGGGCTTCGTCACGCAGGAGTGAACAGTATCGATAGTTCGGCGCCTGTCTGGCGGGGCTGGCACGGACTCGGACTGGGCCCTGCAAGTCGGGAGAAGTGGAAGGAGATCGGACACCCTGTAGACTTCTCCGCACCCCCACCTGACCCGGGTGCGGACACACAAATCCTTGCTAACCTACTGGAGGTGGGACTTGAACCTAGGTGACATTGTAGAGAGTCAAGGCGCACCACATAGGTGTGTGCGGATATGTAGGCAGATCAGCCTCCGAAGGTACCCTGGAACCGAGGAGCTGTACACCCAGGAGGAGACCGTTCACGAGCTCAAGAATTGCCGGACAGGTCGGGTTACCTTTGTACTAACGGAGGTTTCGGTTCAGGACTTTGTCAACCCAGAAGGGGTCACTGATGTGACGGCATTCACCATAAAGGAGGATCATGGAACTTAAATTCATTCCGAATGGCCCGCGGCTTGCAGTAGAACCACATGAAGCAGAAACGATTGAGGAACGCAGGATGCGGGAGGTCGACCTTGAAATTCCGGATGCCTACCGAGAGAAGTACACGGCACTACCCCCAACCACCGGACTTGTGGTTGCTATTGGTGAGGTTGACTTCGACATCGGGGATATTGTGCTTTTTAGCCGACATGCTGGCACTTTGATCACCGTCCAAGGCCGGGCGCTTCTGATCCTAGAAGACAAGGAGGTCTTGGGTACCCTCGTGGAGATTCAAAGCCCCAACGAGGCGAACTCACCATAGGCCTTTTCGAACTCCTCACGGAGGTCCGTTCGGTAGTGCTTGTTCGGTACCATGGCACCCTCACAGATTCGGTAGCCGTTTTCCATCGACTCACGTGGGCTTAGTGCAATCCCTGAAGCCGAAACAATAGCACCGTAACCTCCCGAGCTCACGAAGTGTTTGGTCACAGGGTCTTCCATCACCTCGTAGAAGTAACATGAGGGGAGGTCCTCACGCTTAAAGCCACGGAGGGGAACACCCGGTCCGCTGGGATGTTCCTCATCCGGACTGGGAGGTATACTAAGACGGAGGGCGCCTGCGAAACGGTTCTCGATGATGTCCAGACCCTCACCTTCAGGCCATTGACCACGTGCGAAGTCGCTCAGGACCTTGCTGAAGTTACCCTTGTAGAGCCGCAGGAAAGCGCTGATTGCATCGTAACCAAACCGCCCGATAGTCCACTCAAGTCCCCAGTGACCCTCTCGGTTGACAATCATATTCAGGTCGATGGCACCGATGTAACCGTTCTCGACACAGACACGTTCAGCCAGGCCGATACCGCGCTGAACCGTTTCACACTGTTTCGTTTCCATCCAGACTACGTTACCTGCACAACCGGTGCTGACTCCAAGATCGCTGTCTGAGTACCGCTTCTTCTCGAGGGTGTGATTAAAGGGGGGTACAAAGCGACGCCCGTCACACCAAGCCTCCGTGGACACCGCAAGCCCCTCCTTGTACTCCTGAAGCTCGAAGGTGATGGGCTCACCTTTGAGGGCTAGTTTCAGGTAGTCAAAGTATTGGATCATGTCTTCGACGTCAGTTGGGATGTAGGTCAGGTAAGATGGAATGTGACCGCTAGGCTTAAAACACCAGATCTTATCCTTGTGACTCCGACACCAAGCCTGACCTTCCTCCAGGCTGGTAAAGGTCCGATATTCCGGCACCCTGATTCCACACTCGGTCATCACTTCAATCCCATACTCCCTGTTCTCCTCCATCTGGTCAGCCCAAAAGGATCCGTTAAACACCGGATGGCCCTGCTGGCGGAGGCGTTCAGCCGTTTTGCCCCCGCCAGTGCTATCGAAGACCACCACGGTTTCCCCTGGGCGCGTGAGGAAGTTCTCCCATTTGTCCACACGAGGCACGATCCCGTTGTACATGAGCTTCTTGGGAAGGTGGGTTTCCCGTTTGATCCAAAGGGCGACTTCATTCCCTTCCTCTTGTACCCGATAGGCTACTCCTGCGCCGTCGCCATAGGAGCTAATAAAGAGGAAACGCACCGGTCGTACTCCTTCCAGTCCACGCCGAGAAGCCTGGACAGTGTGTATTCTGCTGCAAGTGCTGCGTTGTGTGCCCCGCTGTAAGGGGCGTCAAGATCGTCTGAGAAACAGTCGCCGCCGGCTTCAGGGTGAGTGAAATCATACTGGTCCACGGCCTCTTGGGTTACTCCCTCGAGCTTGCAAAGCATCGCCTCGTCGAGTTCGTGACGTGCAACCAGGAGGTTCATTCGCCAGTCACCTAGGTCACTGACCCGGATCCTAAGTGCATCAGGTCCTTCCCATTGCCAGTCGCCGATGGTTTCGTACCGCTGTTCACGATGTGGGATTGTTTCGATTAGGATCTTCAAAGTGTCTCCTTTCAGTAGTCTTGCGGGCAGCTGACTGTTCCAGGGATCTTTTGTGCGTGATTCCCGGAACTATCCGATGCGTTAGTTACAGCGTTCTTAATCGTCCACGTTTTGTTAGGTCCGGGATGCGGGTCGTTTACCGCACCCTTGATTGGTTTTGCGAGATCACTGCTTCCGCTTTGCTTCACCTCTGTTAACGACCTACTCATTGTGTTCCTCCTTTCTTAGGTGGTGATGTTCCGAACTCCTCCTCTAGGCTATCGATGAGGTCCTGGTCGGCATTAAGGTCCTTTAAGGGTTGAAATCCGAGCCATTCAAGTGGGTTCACTTCCTCACCATCCAGGACCTTCTTCGTGACTTTTGCGGTCCACCGAATGGCAGCACTCCCCGGTAGGAAGTTAAACGGGTACTCATAAAGTCCCCTACGTGCCTTACGCCCTTCAGGTGTATCACCTTCAAGTGCGTGAGCGCCCGCATCGATGATCGTCTTTGCGGTTTCGCTGAGTGGCAGGGCACCTATACCTGCAGCTCCATGATGCCAGAACCACTTGTGGGTGTCCACACCAAGGCGTTTGAAGACCTGGTCTTGAAGCGTGTAACTCGCAGCAGCCCAATAGGCGGCTGTTTTAAGTGCAGCCATACGGTAGGGATTCCTCACCTCCCTTTTACCGTACTCGGCACCCTGTTCGACTGAAGGGACGCTGTCCCAAGCAAAACGCTTACCCATCCTCCAAAGGAATTCGCGGTAGTGGGCTGACCAGACGCCGTACATCCCGAACAGCCTACCTGCACCGGTCCTGAGAAGTCCTGGTTGGGTACCGGTACGGTAGGGCCATTGGGTCAGGTCCACGTAGTCACGTGCGGTCTTATGGACCAGTTCCTCGAGCCGATCCTTAAAGTCAAGCTTGGCGGTTGCTTCGACCTTAGATCGCTGATCCTCCATACGTTTGACCACGGCGTCGTGTCGTTTAAGTTGTTTCTCTGCGTCTTCTAGTTCGGTCCGGTAAGCGTTCCTCTCGCTTTGAGTGCCTGCCTTTTCCATCCTTAACCTGAGCTGTTCGGCTTTTCCTGCCAGGGTGTTACGTCCACCCTCCTGTTCCGCCCGAAACTTCGTAAGGGTGCGATCATAAGCCGCAAGGTCCTCACTGAGCCAGGGCTTTAGAAGTTCCCGCTTGTACTGTGCGATCCTCATCTCATCGAAGAACCACAGTCCGCTGTCGATGATCGCCTTGTCGAGATCGCCACCTCCGTGACCCACGGCTCCACCGTAACCTCCCCCAAACCACTTTGTGAAGGCATCGAGGGCGCGTTGACGCTGACCAAGGAAGGCCACAGACCTATCGATGTTGTGTGCACCACTGTTCATTGATAGGAGACGTTCAAGGAAAGGTTTGACACGTTGCGGAGGGATCTCATCAGAGACATCCCCGAACATATCACCGATGTTACCGCGGTTTAGGAGGACACCGTGTTGACCCGGGAGCTTTCGTAGGTCTGCATCTGCAAACGCACGGATCCCTTTTGCGAAGTACTCCGGACCCAAGGTCGGGAAGTTAGTCAGGAAACCCTGAGATGCATCACGCACCCAGACTACCGGTCGAAAGGCCAGGCCGGCGCTGTAGTGTAGCATGATGTAATAATTCCAGAAGTTGTAACCTGGGGTGTCGATCTTCGGGATCTTCCAACCTTCAGGCATCACTTTGTTGATGCTTTCGATCTTGTCGTTCATGTGTTGAAACAGCCCGCTTGCAAGTTGGTTCATTAAGGTTCGGGTAATGTCGGGTTTCCGGTCCATGTAGTCAAGGTAGTTCCTGAGTGAACGTACAGGAGGACCTAGGAGGCTCTTTTTGTCTTTGTCCCGTAGCTTGAGCATCTCCCTAGCATCGAACAGGTCTTTTTCCATTAGTTTGTCGCGGATACCGAGTTGCAGTGCACGGTAGGCAAAACGCCCGATATGACCCTCTTCAGGACGGAGGTCCTCGTCCACTCGGATGTGTTTCTCGAAGAACCCGGCTTGAGAGGTATCTCCCTTTTTACGGACTCCCCATACTTTGTCTGCATCGAAACCGTGACCGCGGAGGCGCTCGCCTTCGTTCTGGAGATACTGCACGAGATCGACACGACCACCCGTCATCTCCTTCGCTTCGGTGTTTAGCCAGCTCTCAAGACCTTTAAGGTGACCCACCTGCTCGGGAGTGAACTGATACAGCTGCTCGAGCTTCTGGCGGTCGAACCCACTGCTGTGTGCAAGCCAACGGGTAATCTCATGTCCTTGTTTAGGCTCGAAATTCTTGTAGAACTCGAATAGTTTAGTCCCCATCTGGTGGCTTTGGGTCTCGTAGTCACGCTGTTTGTCGAAGATCTTGGAGAATGTTTCGTACAGCGGGATGTACTTCCCCTCACCAACATAACGTTTGTTCAGGCTGATATGGAGATCGTTTAACCACTGAAAGGGTGGACGAACCCAATCAGAGACTACAAAATGTGCCAGAGCGTCCAGTCCACCTTCAGGGAGGGCCTCAGGGCTGGGGAGGTCGCTTGGATCGGTGGTGAACGGTTCGTGGCCATCCGGGACGATAGGGTTGATTGAACCGCGGGTAACCGCCTCGAAGATACCTCCCATGTTAGGCCCGGCGATGTAAGGGTCATACTTAAGGTAGTGATTGAAGGCTTCGTGCATGTCGGAAAACGTTTGGACCCTGCCTTGGTTGTGCACCGTTACCGAACCATCCGGGTTGATATCGATCGCGTCGAACGTCTCCCCTTGGCGAGCGGCTGCCCGGCGGAAAGCGCCCTCACGTCCACGGTCAGTCCTGACACCGATGTCAAACCCCATGCCTTTCATCGAACGCCCAATAGCGCTGTCAGGCATCCTCCCGGAACGCTCACGCATCTGAGCAGCCACCTCGTTTGCCATATCGAGAACCGAACGCATGTCGGTATCCGCTTCTGCAAGTTTGGTGAGCATGTCCATGTCACCGGTATGGATGGCTTCGAAGGCGTGGGCAACTGCCTCCTCTGCCCTAAGGGTACGGGGGTAGTTATGGTACCGGTTACCGATGTACTTACTGTCTGCGATTTCGTTGATCACCTTTAGATTGGGATCGCTCATCAGGCGGTGGTAGGTTTGGAAGTTGAACAGGTTGTCATGGACAAGCTCGTGAAAGACACTCCCAGGACTTGCAAGCTCCGTTGTGACAATCAAGGGGTAGTCCTTTGGAAGTCCAGGGACCTCATATCCCCAGAAACTCTTCTGGCTGCCTGGTTGCATGTAGAACGCGGAGGTGCCACCACTTCGCTTTCCGATGTCACCCTTTGACATGTTCAGGTAGGCGGGCCTACCCCGTCGCATCTGCGCTTCGGCGACGGCTGCGGATCCACGTACCCTGGGATACTTTGCGCTGTAGTCAAGGAAACTATCGATCTCCTTTGGATCGATACCGAACGCACGACCCAGGACTCTGTGTTCATCCGGGTTGAGCGGTTGATACTTCCAGGGTTCACGCTGACTTAGGATATCCCGTTCGTACAGCTTTGCGACGCGGTCTACAGCACTTTGGTCCATCCCTTCCTTGAAGTAGAGGAGCTCGGCTCGACCAGGTTCCCAACCCGGAAGCGCCTTAACGCTGTAACCTTTTCGCGCAAGTGAACCAACTGCCATCCGAGCTTCTGCAGGGTTCTTGATGTCTTCGATGCTACCGAACAGTTTGCCGCCGCCGAACAGTTTGGTGATCAGACCCTTCGGTGCATCAGGTACCTTGTGGAGCTGATCTGCAACCGGAGTTTCACCTGCAGGGTAGACCGGGAAGGTCACATGTCCGTGTCGATTAAGGAGTTCCTGCATGTTATCGCTACTTCCAAGAACCTTACCCTTTTGGTTGGTGGCGACAAACTGCCCTGTGGTACCTCCCTCTGCAACGCTGAACCGAATCTGTTCGGCCGGATTGGGCGGCTGTGCAGGACTTCCACGTCGCTTAATCCTGCTGATCTCCTCGGATTTTGCTACTGCAAGTGGTCTGAGCTGAGACTTTAGGTCCTCGGGTACTTCGGGAGCACGAAGTACGCTTTCGATTGCACTCGGATACTTTTCAATCAGGTTCCTGAGCGCACGATCACGAGTCATCAAACCGGGGACACCCGTACCCGAAAGGTACTGTGTGGTTTCGATGAACTCCATCTCCTCTTCGTGCTTTAGACCTGCGGCGTTTCGCCAACGCTGCCTGCTTTCGGCCTCCTCAGGGGTTGCCGGACCCTGAATACTCTCCTTGTAGATCCCTCGGACCACAACATCCCAGATGTTCTTACTCGCTGGCTCACCTGGTGGGTTACCCCTTGCTCCCGTAGCATCTGCGATGTAACCGAGGAGTCCGCTTCGTTCATACGCCGGTTTGGAAATACCTGCAGGACGTGTGCTGTTACGGATATCGCTTGCAAACTGCATCAGGATGTCGCGGTCCGTCTGGTTAAAAACAGCGGTCCCTTCACCTCCAACCGATCTGAACTCCATGTCTGGGATCTGCTTGATCATGTTGATCACGGTAGGGAGCTCGGTGTTATCTGCATCTGTGAGTTGCTGGAGATGCTTGATCAGGTACTGAGGAGTTGTGTTACGGCCTTGAGGGACACCCGGCCAGGGCCGCTGGAGCTTTTCGAAGGTGTCCCGAACCACGCTTTTAGGGGTTGTGAAGGGCCAGAGGGCTTCACCAAACGCACCAGGTTCGCTTTCAGGGGTGAGGGGTGGACGTTCCTCCAGTTTTGGGAGTGAGGGTGGTGCAGGTTCTGCGACTACATGTACCTGGACTTTATCCGCACCGTGAGGTTCTGCAGGGACTCCGCTGGCGGTCAGATCGTCTGCAACCTTCTGTGCGCTGCCGGGAGTGACACGAATGAGGGTCTTGATCCTTGACTTCCGGGCAATCTCCTCACCTAAGATTCCTTGAAACCGAAGTGCGTCCTTAAGCGACCTTGGGCTGTGTTGAATCTCCTGGACGTTAAGTCCTTGGAAGGCAGACTTTTCGAGGAGGTCAAGTGCAGCCACACGTTCGTTACCCGGAACGATCTGTTGGTGACGAATGTTTCCATCCGGCATTATGCTACGTACCCAAACGCCCTTGATGTTCTTGTTTGATACCACACTGATTGGGCGGGCCTCACGCTTCGCGCCCTCCATCCCTTGTGCCATCTCGGTGGAGATCTCCTTCTCGGCACGCGGGTCGATCTTGTTACCGAGTGCAAGGTGCTGCATTAGTTCATCGGCTGGGGTGTCGACTCCAGCTCGAAGCAGGCGGTTTTGGAGTGAGCGGAGGATACCGTACCCTGCAAGACTTGTACCGGCTGTCAGTCCGGCTCCCCAGGTTGCACCTTTTATCCCTTCATGCCAACGCTGTCCGGGATCCGCACCTGCTGCACTCATGGCACCTTGGAGGGCACCCACACCCAGGGTGTTCCGGATGATGTTACCGACGGTACCGAAATCCTTTGTTTCCTCAAGGATCTTCAGTGCAGGTCCACCAGTCAGCTCCCAGAGTGCTAGTTGAGGTACCTGGTTTGCAACGGTGTCCGACACCCCAAGGCGTTCACGTGGACTCAAGGATAAGACTTTGAAGGGAAGTCCACCTACAGCAGGTAAGGGGAAGTACTCCGTTCCCTTTTCACGTGAGTAGATGTTACCTAGCTTGTCACGGTACCGCTGGAGGTTGTTAACATGACCCGTTAGCCAGTCGAGGGTTCGAGCACCGCGTTCACTGGTAGGTTCACCGATTAACTTAAGCCCGTTGATGGTCTGCTCCAGCATACCTTGAAGGACAGAGGCACCTGCATGAGCTGCCTCGAGATGGCGAATGGATTGACCGTCAAGGTGGGCTGTACGTGTTGTATTCGCCATGAAAACGCCGCGGTACTTACCTACGTCCTGTGGCCTCAACCGAGGTTTAACGACGCTGTCGAAGTACTCGCTACGCTTCTGGTTGTAGGTATCAAGATCAACGTCCTGAAGCCCAGCTGCGATTTGTGACCAAGCGCCCATGGTTTACTGTCCTTGAATGTGCTTCCAGGTTTCGGGGTCAACCCCTTCAGGTGGACCGGTTTGAGAAGGAATGCTCACTCCACCCGGGAAGTCTAGGGTTGGTGTCCCAAGCCCGAGGAAGTGACTGACGACCTCGACTGGAATCTTAAGTTCGTCCGCTGCCGCTTTAACAACCTTAACCTTTTCGTCCGCGTTCTTTGTGCTTGACAGTGCCATCTTGTAAAACGCCAGACGCTCCTGTGTGGTCTTGTCCTTGAGCTTTTCCTGAACACTAGGTGTCTTGATTGCATTCAGATAGTCAGTCTGTGCCTTTTCCTCCGTGGTAAGGGCCTCCATATGTTCAGTTGCTGCCTTGTGTTGAGCCTGTGCCTGCTCAACAGTTGGCATACGTTTAATGTTCTCGTTGATCTGTTTCAACTCGGCTGCTTGAGTCGCAAGCTCAGCCTGAGTACGTTGCCTTTCGAGCTCCGCGCTGAGCGGCTTGCGGTTTTTGACAGCGAGGTCGGGGTGCTGAGTTTCAAGTAGGGCCGTTGAAAGGTCCGTGCCGTATTCCCGACTGTACTCAATCGCAGTCTGGAGGTCCTGACGACCATATCCCATCTTGATGTCAGGTAGGGGCGCACCTGTAAGTGCTGATTGTTTAACCCCCTCCACAATCTTCGCGACGTTCTGCGGACCGCCGTATTGCTTCACAGCTTCGGGGTCAGCCAGAATGTTCATCGTCATCTTGGCCCAGTCCATTTGTCCGCTTTCCTGAAGCTCCTTCATTTTCAGGACGCCCTTTAGTTGGTCAGGCGTCAAGTCTTGCTCTGCAAGGTGCTGCATGATGTCCAAGCGCGGATCTGCGAAGCCCTCCACCTGACCCTGCCTAACGGTTTGCATGATCTTGTAAGGGTCCTTAGAGGCGAAGGCCTCACCGACTTGTTTCCTCCAAGCCTGCTGGTCCTGGATCTCCTTGATCTTTGCCTGGGACTCTTGAAGCTGAGCCTGTGCCTGCTGCTGTTGGGCTTGGATCGTTGCCTGTTGCTGTGCTTGCATTGCACGGACGCTGTCCTCGGTCACCGGGATGTTGTAGCCCTGTTTGAGGGACTTGATCAGGGTTTTTGGATCTCCTCCAAGCCCCATCTGCATCAGTTTGATCTGGGTGTCGGCACTCTGCTGTGCCATCTGCTTCTTCTGGAGGTAGTAGTTCGAGATCGTGGTGGCGACGCTTTGCATTGCGTCACCCATCGCTTGACCAAATCCCTCCTTGTAGGGTAGGGCACCTGCAGGTACCGGACTGATGTTTACACCCATTAGACACCTCCGTAAGCTGATGGCGCGTTAAGATAAGGGTTGGTGGGAATTGGGAGAGCAGCGGGGTACTGCCAAATCGGCATTACGTTACCCGTAAGTGGGTTGAAACCAGTTGGGTTAGGCATCGGACTGCTGCCGGGAGGAATCACACTTGGTGTTCCGCTATCGCCACCCATCGACATCATACCTGCAGTACTAAGGAGACCAGCACCTGCTGATAGGAGACCCGGTGCACTTGAAGGTGCATAACCTGGTTGATAGAAAGCGCCAGAGGCCTGGGCGAGAAGGCCGGCCAGGCTGCTACCTGCGCTCATCGAGAGCTCCTCTTGTTGCATACCGAGTTTACCAAGAAGTTCGGTTCCTTGGGCAGCCACCTGACTCTTATAATCGATCAGTGCGTTTGCAAGAGGGGTGCTGTAACGAAGACCCATCGCGCCGAATTGCTCGGTGAGGTTGGCCTGACCCTCGCTGATATAACGTTGTTGGGCGGCTTGGATAGCAGACCAGACGTTCTGGAACTGTGGGCCTGCAGTCCCTTGTGCGATTCCTTGAAGGGTGTTGAGACCTGTGATACCGCCGCCTACGATGCCTCCTCCAGGAGAGATCCCGCCTTTGTTCAGGTTGCTTAGGGCGGTCAGACCAGCAAGACCACCACCTCCACGGTATGCACCCGCACCTGGAGGCTGACCAATAGAGGGACTGTTAGGTCCGCCTGGGTTACCGTACAGGAAAGCGTTTTGCAAAGGACCCATGGGAACGTTAGGGTTCCCATAGATGAACTGAGGTGGAGGTGTCTTTGTCGGACCCTTTACCGCTTCGTAAAGTCCGGTACCTGCAGTCACCGCTCCTGCAATTGCAATCGCTGCTAAGGGCATGTTAGTTCACTTTCTTGCGGCGTTCCCACTCATACCGCAGAATACCAAACAGGCTCACGTCATGGTAGTGTCCATCCTTGAGCCATGCTTTACGACAGCAGCCTTCGAAACGGTAACCTGCTGAGAGGGCGAAGGCAGCCGCACCCTTGTTGGTGTCTGGGACAAAGGTACTGAGACGGTTTAGTTTCCACTGGTCAAAGGCAAGAGAGAAGATTTCGTGCATTGCCTGGCGTTTTAGAGGTGCCACTTCACGCATGGGCGCCCAGATGGCGTGGTGTACCGCAGCTTCTACGGGGTAACGTATGTTTGCAAAGACCACAATGCCAACGGTACTGATCCGGAAAACCTTTGTCGTGGGCATTTGGAGCGCGAGGATCCACATGTCAACCCGATCCTTTGTTAGATCATCCCAGGTATAGTCCAAGTCCTTGATGTGATTCCAGATGTCCTCCATCTCCATCTGGTCGGTCACATCCACCTCCTTTAGGAGATGAACAGGGTGTAGGTTACGCTCCCGCCCGCGCACTTCAGAAATATCTGTGATTTGTTCCAAGGTGTACCTCCTGTGCTACTGTATATGGTTGCAGAACCTCCAAGGGACCAAACGAGAAATCCGGTGGGGATATACCCAAGGTTGTGAGTTACTGCGAATTCAGCACCACCGCTTGGGGTCGTGCCAGTTGCCCAAGCGCCCTTCATGTTGACGGTTCCGATTGTTGGGCTACCGAATTCAAGCCCACCGTTGACGACTCGACGGACAAGTCGCCAGGTTACAAGGAAACGCTGAAGCCACTTCGGTACGTCCTCGATAACGGGTTCTAGGTTAGGTATTTTCAAACGCTTCTCCACCTTCAGCTTCGTCGAGGTCCAGGGCGATGATTTGAAGCGGACCGGTTGGAATGCTAACAGAGACTTGGATGAACTCACCTTCCAGGGTATCGAAGTCAGACCATTCGCGAGCAGGACCTTCTTGAGAACTTGTACCGAAACCGTTCAGGGTGATCTGTTTCGTGCTTGATACTAGCTGCCCCTTGATAAAAGCGCTCACGGTCACCATTGCAGTAACCTGATTGACCTGATTCGTTGGATTGTATACATAGACGATACCCAGGCGGTTTGGAGTTTTACGCGTGCCTCCCAGATCCTGCCAGTGCCAGATTGTAGTGAAGGTCGCAACCTGTTCACACATTAGGTCACCTGAAGGATCACACAGAAAGCTTGGGCGGTTTGTACCGTCAGCCCCCGCGATCACAAAAAGGCCCTGGTTCCCTTGGACGTTGAAGACCGATGTCATGTGGTTACCATCCCGAGGCAGGTTGGGGTAAAGGTACTGCTACCTACCTGCCAGGTGACCCAACTGCTTGTTTTGACGTTACAGACCCAGATCTGGCTTCCGATGACGAGGACGTAGAAGAGGCGTTTCACCTCACCGCCTTCACTGAAAAAGGGTACCAGGGAGGAGAAGTAAACGATCCCGCGACCTTCAAGCGCTTGGGAGAGTGCACTGTTCGCAATTCCGCCGATACCACTGAAACGTGTTCCGTCGAAGAGGTAGACGTCATCCGAGCTTACAAAGGCACATGTGGATCCGAACACTGCAAGAGTGCCGATGTACCGGACCCCAACTCCCTGAGGTGCGTTACTGAGCGGTTCGAAACTGAACGGTGACTGACCGTTCCCGGTGGGCGCCATGATTGTCATACCGTTCTCACGGAACACGTAACCGTAGTAGTTCAGGGTTGCGTATCCATTGATGCCATCCCAGCAGTCAACCAGGTCCGAAAGCCCTGAGCTAAAGCTGGTGTAGTCGGTAGGGTCACCGCTTCCACTCCAACGGACACGGTAAGGGTAGATGGTTCCACTTTCGTTGGTGTAGCATCCGATTAGGTGACTATCGAGGCTCCCGAGGTATCTGGCGCCGAAGACGTTGGTGTCCACACCCAGGGTGCTGGAACCATCGGTAACCAGGATTTGTTGACCTCCGTCACCGCTAAAGTGCACCTTACGATACATCCCGACGGCGCTTGCAGGGAAGTTGATCGGTGCAAGAGTACTGATTAGGTTGAAGGTTACGGTGACAGGAAGGCTGCTTGTGTTAAAGGTCAGGTAGTACAGGTTAGTCCCTGAGATATAGTACGAATGCCAGTTGTTGTTAATATCCTGGAAGTTACCTACAAGGAGGGGGTAACTGCCGTCAGCCTGACCCATGCTCAGGAAACGGTTTCTGCTCTGGAGGTATCCGTCGATTTCGAGCCAGTTCGAGCATGCCTGCATAGCGTTAGCTGGGACACCGGTAAAAGCCTGAGCGGTGAGTCCAGGCCAAGGACCTTGCATCAACGGACGGTGCCGATCACCTTGCGCCATAGGTACATTGTATCCTTACGGGGTCGAACGCATAGTCCTGATCGATACGTTCGGCTGTACGGCACATCTGCTTCTCCTTGATTAGTCCGGGATTGGTAGGATCCTTTGGGTCACCGTAGATCAGGGTACGTGCACGGTTGATTTTGTCGTTGTTCTGAAGGTAGATCCAACCTCGGAGCTCCGCTTCACGGTCCAGGATCTCAAGCCAGTCATCTGGCATCAGAAGCGGGGTTGTGTCCACATCGCTTTGGCTTGTCAGCGAGCTATCATAGACGATTTGAGGTTTCTGCCAGTAAAAGAGCATGATGGGGTAGGATCGGTCTGGGATCCGATCGAACCAAAGGTTGTAACCAAACCGTGCCCATTGACTCGGGCGCCCTGGACTGACAATCGTGGTACGAGTAATCACCTTGATGTTCTTAGGTCCCAGGAGGGGGTACCACCGGTTGTCGAATGTCGGGCTGATCATGACTTGTTTGATCGCACGCACGTCACCTGGAAACGGGATGTATTGTGTGATGTTGTCACCAGCACAAGCGGTAAAGAAGGGACCTACCTCCATGTCTTCAAAGTCGTAGTTGTTTCCAAGGTCGAGGTAGGACTCCATCAACCAATGATCGATCATCGGCCGGTTGTTGAAAGGTGACGGCAGGGTGCTTGACTTAACCGCCAGGTCCGCACGGTTACTTAGGTAAACCTGAACGATTCCACGTCGATCGCTTATGGTGTACATCCGCCTCCTTTAGAAGAAGATGTCTTCACTCTGCTGAAGTGCGTTTTCGACACCCAGTTCGGGCTGGTCCTCTGGCGTTTGGAGAATCTGTGCGATTGTGTTCGCCCGTCTCATCACATCGAGGTTGTCAACATCCCGTGGGCACTTTAAGATGCCCAGTTGGATTCTGAGCTGATGAAGTGGATACTCACGTCCACATACATCACATCTCCCCCAAGCAACTCCACGGATTCCAAGGTGGCGTGGCATCTATTTACTCACCCAAGCGCCTGCTGCACAAACATACAGGGTTGTCGTAGCACCGCCAGCTGAACTAGTTGCGAGAGCACCTGACTGACAGGCAGCTCCAGGCGCCCCACTAAGGAGAATCGTGCCTAAAATATTCGAGGCTGTGTTGATAGGTCCGGCTGGAGCACCAGAGGTGTCGTTATCCCCCCAGTTGATCAAACCTGCCAAACCGCCGGTTTGAAACAGACCGTAGGTTCCTGCGGGTGAGTTACGTATGGTATTACCGAAAAAGGAGAATGAACGATTCGCTCCTGCGTTTAGTGTGTAGACAGCTCCGCTTCCGCTACTGCCACAAGTGTAGAATGTGTTACCTGAGATGGAGAGTCCCTGCCAGACTGCACCTGATCCGCTGCCTACAAGCTGCATACAACCGTTGCCTGCATAGTTTGTAAGGGTTACCCCACTGATCGAAAGCCCGTGCATCACCGGATTTGTTGAGTTTGCATCGTTTATGTATAGGTAAGCACCGTTTAAGGTACCGCCGGTAACTGATACGTTAGAGAGCACGTGAGCGGTACCGCCACCGACGGCCAGGTAGATCCCGATACCGTGTTGAGTAGAAGAGATTACAGTGTTACCAACGGCTGAGATATCGGACACGTTGCCCGAGCTTGCCTCAACTTCAAGTCCGGCGTAGGTACTGGCATTCATGTTGAGTATGTTTTCGTTAAGTATGATTCCGGAAGCCCAGTTTACATCAATCATGATTTCGCCCGTGTTAGCGTTGTTTTGGGTTAGCATGTTACCGCTAACGACCGAACTGGTAACGTTGTTTCCGATTTCGATTCCAGCACCGGGAGTTGAACCCCAAACATTACCTATCCAGTTGTTTAGGACGGACACATAAGACGAGGTGGTTTCAACTAAGATGTTACAGTTAGCGCCGTCGTGAACGTAGTCGTTCTCGACACGAACGTAGCTTGAGTTGCTGATGGTTACCGGACAGTTACCTGGTCCAATGGTGTTGCTCTGACCGTCGATGTCCAGTCCCCGAATGTTGATGTTGGAAACATTAAGTACGTTAAAACAAACCGAACTTGCACCTGTGTTACAGATTAGGTGCGAGGATGATTTACCTTCGCCTTCAAAGGTTAAGTTGTTGCAGGACACCGTGATTCCCGTACCTACCGGATAGGTGCCGTGAGGAAAACGGATGACACCTCCACCAGCAGAGCAAGCTGCGCTTTGGGCGTTGTTAATGGAGGTAAGATCGTTGGTCGATCCGTTACCAACGGCACCGTAAGCCTTGACGTTGTAGACTTGGCCGCCGGTGTCTTGTATGGAACCTTTGACTGAACTTGCAACTAGAGGTCCGTTAACCGTAGCGCTACTTGCTGTGAGAGGTCCGTTAACCGTAACATTGTTAGTGGTCAACAAGGGCGTTTGGAAGTTTGCGATGTCCAGGCTATATGCATGAATGGTTGCCCACTTGGAGGTGTCCGTGCCAAGATTGAAAGCGTTATCCGCAGCCGGAAAGAGGTTGTTGGGGACTGAACCCGAAGGGATTACGAATTGAGGTTGCTGGACGTTAGGTGCACCCGTGGTGGGGTGCGAGAGGTCATAGGTAGGTCCGAAGATGTAGATACCTTGCCACACTTGGGTTTGGACCCCGTTTGGCTTAAAGACGACTTGGTAGACGGTACCCGCGGGAGTGATATTATCGTTGCCCCAAACCGTGCAGTTCACGTTAGGTGTCCCTGGGCTGCTCGGTAGGATTGGACACGTTACTGTGGTCGGGGCAATGACACTTGTGCCGACTACGCGGTACATATTGGAGGTGCTCTGTGGGATGATGTTGAATACAACAGTACCTTTAAGGGCTTGGTTACCTCCAGCGTCGCCGATGATACCGGTCACGTTACATTTCGAGGGGTCTGCGATGAACCGAACAGGTGTGAGACTTATTAGACAGATGAGAAAGGCTAGGATTCGTCGTTTCATACTGAGACCTCCTCGAGCTCTAGGATGAAGACATCACTCCGTTGGTTGGGGTAGCTGCCTCCAAGGGACTGATACCAGTCAGAGGTAAACACAAAGAAACGGCCGTTGGGGGAGATGTTCCCACGTGGACTGTTGTAGAAGTTACCGGTACCGGTGCTGTAGTGGTGGCCGTACCGCCGGACTTGGCCGGTGACGTGAGTTGACACAGTAAAGATTTCGTTGTCACCAGGCACGGTGGAAGTAGGAGGTCCCGGCCCTTTTGGGTTCCCTTGAAGGTTGTAACTGGAGATGTACAGTGGAGTCACATCACCTGCCAGGGCGCGGGTGCTGATATGGTAGTCACTCCACCAACCTGGGACGTTAGGCGGGATTGGGTTCATCAGGTCGAGATAGAGTGGGATGTTCCACAAAGGTGCCAGGATAAATTCAAAAGGTGTCTGGGTCAGGCGAGCACCGAAGTAGGTGTCGAAACCAAGGGCCGTGTGCCCCGAGATCGGAACATCCGGGCTGGGGGTCACGTTCTGGAATAGATTGGTACCAGGCCGCCAGAAGGCTCGAGCGTTATTTCCTGCACCGCTGCTACGAAGGGTGTCACCGTTCCGGCTGATCCGACAGTTGTGAATACCAAAAGGGAGCCAGTTAGGCACTTGGCCGGAACCACGTCCGCCAAACTCACTGAACTGACCTGTTTGGGTGTTCAGCCAGGTGAGACCTTCAATGGTATCCCAGACTAACAGTAGGGCGTTTTGATCCTGGCCCGGGCCCATGTTGCATGCTACACGATGCTCCCAGTAGTCCACCGTCAGACTGTTAAGGTACCAACGCGGGCTGACCGGTATTTGGAGTTCCTCGGTGAAGTCACGGAAGTCGATGATGAGTTTGTTGGTTCCGCTCTCGAGGTCCAGGCGACGAACCTGAAGGTCTTTTGTTCCGTATACCACACGTGGGCTGTGCTGGCTGAATTCAGGGCTGCCGAGGTTTAAGGGACCGAGACTTTGAGTCGTGAAGTCTACAGGATTGAAACTATA